TTGCCGAAATTTCTTTAACTGAAAGATCAGTTACTTTGCCTGACAAGATATCAGCGGGTTCTGGCATGCGACCTGCAATTTTGCGGTGTGCGGCAAACTTAACTGCAAGACCTTCACCAACTGCACCTGAAATCAAATTGAACAATGTATCACTATCAGTATCATTTTCCTCATTCAGCAAATCACTTACGAAACACCATGTGCGTGGTGTAGCAAATGCACGGCTTGACGATTTACTATCAAATTCGTACAAGTCTTGTTTAGCAAAACTCAAGTAGCCAACCACGTCCTTGTGAATACCTTTATTCACCGCCCAGTTCTGCCATGATGTAAAGTCGGCTCGCATTTCCAAGTGCAAGAAACGATTAGCAAGGGGCATTGGCATACGATAAGTAACACCCTTGTCACTGTCACGATTACCTGCCGCTACGATAACAACGTTATCTGGCAAGACATACTTACCTACACGGCGATTCAAAATCAACTGATAGCCTGCCGCTTGTACTGCAGGGCTTGCACTATTCATTTCATCCAAGAACAACACTACAATCGGGTATTGTGATGCTAGTTCTTCATCGGGCAAGTCAACTGGTGCCGCCCAATCCATTTTATTAATTTCTTTATTAAAGAACGGAATACCTCGAATGTCAGTAGGTTCCATTTGCGCCATACGCAAGTCAATCATAAAGCCACCGAGTTCCTCAGTAACTTCGGCAACCACCTCACTCTTGCCGATACCGGGAGGGCCCCAAATAAATAGTGGGCGTTTAGCTTTAAACGCTTTTAGCATTGCCTTGCGGGCTTGAACGCTAGTAATAGTCAAATTGTCAGAAACATGCGATGCCATAATAACTCCTTGTAATGGCTGTTGAAAAAATTTATGAATGAAGTATATATCAAATAGGATTCGTTGTCAACTGCTACTTTTTTTCTTTTGCTTTTTTTGGGCAACTGATTCAAGTAATGCTAAAGCCAATTCACCTTCTCGGCGAAAGGCTTCACGTTCCCAAGGACGTTTCAGATATGCGACTGAATAAGGTCTACCTAACCAAAGTTTTTTAACTTTACCGTTGCGTGATAGTTCTGCACGATACTGACCACGAACATATTGTTTGGCATGAACCATTTCATGAGCCAACGTAATAAGCATATGAGGTAACTTGAGTTTACTATCTATCATAATAGTAATTTCTTTTTGATCGGTTTTACAAGCCGTACCATTGTTACCATCATTTTTACGCAAATTAGGTTCACTGTAAATTACAATCTTATAATCAAGATTCAACAGATTAAGTTCTTTTGCGTAAAACCTTGCGGAATTTTTCAACAAGTCAATTCTACCCTGACTTGTATTCCCGTGTGCAATTATTTCAAATTTCATCATAATACTTGAACTATAGCATAATTGTTTTGTTTGCGAATACGTTCAATGTGTGCTTCAACGATACTGGGTTCAACTTGAATTTTATCAAAGTCATATATGATGGGTGCAGTCTTTGCGCTAAGTTTTTCAGTATCACCTGCAATGATTCGCAAGCAAACAACTTCATCACTATAGGGTTTCTTTTTAAAAACAATTTTAACAAACAACGTAGATATAGCAACAGAATTGAACTTCATACTTACCTTTTGAGTGTTTAAGCATGTATTGTATACCCAAATTGATTTGTTGTCAACTTATTTCATCAATTTAGCAATAAGTATTAATTTTTCTAAGTGGTTGATTGCTTTATTAATACTTTCAACTTTTTCTGTAGTAAATGACTGCTTTTGCGCTCTACGGGCCAGCACTTCAAGTTTACTCAACTCTGTTACCATATTACTAATATTGTTATACATTTTTTTCAAGTCTGGATTGTATCCAGCACTGTTCAATTCAATGATCAGTTTGCTTGATACATCTTGCCAATCTAATGCATATTCTATTTTCATACCCGTAGTATATCACTTTTAGGTATTTATGTCAAGTTATGTAACCAACTCTATACTATCACTTAACTTTAATATTTTTGTCAAATGTAGGGGCAATCTTTTCTAGTTCTTCAGGAGTTGCAAATCTAGGTGGCTCGGCAGAAAAAGATTTAGGTAACCATACTGCAAGATTAACTGGTTTCCAGTATTTTGAAAAAATGTTATTAACTACTACCAATATAGCACATATAATTACAAAACCTAAACCACTTAATATAGTAGCTGCCAAAAATGTTGATGCTGATTCTACCGTCATGTTATCTCCTAAATATAAAATATAGAACTATTCTACAATAAAAAAAAGGGGCTGTAAAGCCCCTTTGGTTAAAATCAAGTTAATGATTTGATTAGAAACTAAAACCTAGCCCTAAGCCATATGCATTTTCTCTAATATCTTGGCTAGAACGTGATGCGTTCAAGTTAAGAGATACTTGCTTTGCAACTGGAATACTGTAAGTAGTAAACGCAACTGTTTGTGCAGTACGTGCGCCTGATTCAGTAGAACCTACACGTGTCTTTGCACCTAGCAACAAGAAGCCTGGACCAACTGGGCGACCAAAAGTTGCACCAACTAACCCGTAGTTAAATGGTGTGCCACCGTTTAAGCCATTATCATGTCCAACACCAACGAATGGAGTAATGCCTTTGAAGTTGATACTGTTCTTTGCACCAGTAACTTCTACACTATTGAACATACCTGAATTGTCTTTCATAGTCGCCGTACGACCTTGCAAGTTAACTTGATAGTCACCGAAGCCCTTGCCTGCACGAATATACTGTGCGGTGCTGTCTTTAGCGCCATTGCGACCTTGTACATTTTCAACATCTACTGAAACGTAGTTGGCTGCGAAAGCACCAAAAGATAGTGCGGATAAGAAAGCGATTGCTAATTTTTTCATTTAATTTCCTTTTAAAAAGATACTCTATATGAGCATAGAATAGTATTTAGTTTGAGACCCGTGCCTCAAATCTTTTTACATTTTGCACTATATATGCTACTAGTGCAACTTGTTTGGGTGTTGACAGTTAGGGTCTTTGCATAGGGTTGTACGCTTTGTGTCGCAGTCAGGACACGTTTTGATATTAAAATGTTTTGGTAACATATAATGTTGTTCATATTTACCAGGTTTATCATTACTTGAACAAGTAGTCTTTTCTTGCATAGTTTTGCTCCTATACATATACAACGCACTAGACTTACAACCCGTTGACAAGGAAATAAAAAAGGGCAGCTAGTGCCCCTTTTGTTTATGCAAAAATTTCTAATGCTGTCCCGCATTCAGTGCAAAACTTTGCTGTTGCTTTGTTTTGCTTACCGCAAGTAACACATTTAGGTTTATGCTTTACGGTCACTGGGTTACGTACAGGTTCATTATCAGGAGTTTCGCCCAGCAACTTAAATACAATAGAATGCTTTTGAGATTCTAATGCGCTCATTATAACTGTAGCGAACTTCTGTTCACTCTTACTACCGGGAACAGTAATACCTGTATCATTAATAGGCATCCAGTCCATAGTAGCCATACCATCATGTGCTGATGTTGCACTAATGTTCATTGACTGTAGTGTTGAATTGACGGCACTGGTTGCCGACGCCTTCATTGATTCGCCTGCGCTAAAATCTACACTACGCATCATGCCATTAACATTATAGGACGCACTAGTATAAGTCTTTCCGATATCACTGATACCACTGAATCTAAAATTATCATAAGCAGTATTGATGATAGGACGTGGTAGTTCATATTGAAACTCAATACGAATGAGTCCATCTTCTAGTTTAACACCACGATGTTGTTCAATAGAATTTGTACGTTCAATGAATTTGAATTTGTTACCGGCTGATAGATTGCCGTTTTTGACATAACGCTCTAAGTCAACTTCTTGACCTGCGTTAAGAACTAGTCCACCCTCAATTACATCTTCACCGTCAATGTAAATATTGACTAAAGCACGTTGGGTATGAAGATTTTTTAGTAAGAAGCTATATTCGCTACCGAAGGGAATATAAACTGTATCCTTGAATTCACGAAGGATTTTGCCGTTAGCTTTTAGACTCGCTACGAGTTTGTTATGGTACATCATATTTTCCTTTTACTGCACACAGACTAAGTGCATAATAGTTAAAGTCTGTAGGTTTGCTAGACCACCTAGCAATGTATTTATTCTATCAGTATTACCAAGTATAATAAAAAGAAAAGGGCAACTAGTGCCCTTTCTGAGTTTCTGTTACGAGGTATAAATTAGGCTACTAATGCATGATTTTTCTCACGCATTGATAAATAATAGAAAGGAGAGACATATGGGTTTTATTTATATTTGGAGAGATAAAGTACGCAACATGTACTATGTAGGTTCACATGAAGGTGATCCTAATGATGGGTACATATCGTCATCCAGTTGGTTAACCGGAGAAGTAAAATTCAGACCACAAGATTTCAAAAGAAGAATCATAAAGATGATTGATGTAGTAGATATGAAAATTGAGGAGTATCGCTTGCTCAATATGATAAAAGAACATGAGTTCGGTAAGAAGTATTATAATCTAAAACACGGTAAACCTAGAGGATCTGCTCCATGGAACAAGGGTAAAGTAAAAATATATTCTGAAGAAACTTTATCAAAAATGTCTGCGGCGAGACTAGGTAAGCCCACAACTAAAGGTAGAAAAAATCCTCAATCTGTTATCAATGGTAAAAAGGGTGCTACTAAATTGGCAGCAACAGTAACTGGTAGAAAAAAGAAAGTATTACCTGACGGAAAATGGACTTGGGAGTACCCAAACAAATAGGCACCTAAGTGCCTATTGTGGTTTTTTATTTGATACAGTAAGTCCTACTGCACCTTAACCTCAAGCGGCTAAGGAATATACGCTATCGTTTGCGTTTATAGATTTTCTTCTTTTTACATCGTTGCTGATGTGCTGTCCACTAATTTACTTGTTGCCCTGTCGAAACCATGACAGGCCCATCATAAAAAGATTGTGAATTTACTTTGCGAAAAAATAGTGTATATCTGAGTTAGGATCTTTGTCGTTAGTTTCATCGTCCCAAACAGGTTCTACATATAAAACTAACAATCCGTTATCATACGCAAGATATTTCTTTTGATAAGGTTGTGTTAACTGGTTAAGTTGAGTAGGAACATTAGTATAAGTATCAAATTCTTCTTTACTAAGTTCCATTGCGTTCTCGTCTTGCACAGCAAAATCAGAAACATCGGAAAATATTCCTATGTTGCACTCCCCGGTATCATCAAAACTGTTTGCACAGTTGCCTACATAATGATAAGGTTTGGAGTTTACTGATTCTAACAATTCTTTTATTCGCATCTAGTATTTATTCAATCTCTTTATGGTGGACCTGGGGGGATTCGCACCCCCGTCCAGAACACTTTTCTCTTTGCTTCATACAGCAATAACTTACAGTATATATTTAT